GTCTTTAGTGTTTTTATATACATGTCACTATCGGCAAACCCTGCATTCATGGTAAATAGATTGTTACGTACATCACGAATAATAGTTTTCGATGAATCAGGGCCATATAAGGATATTTTCATCTCAAACTCTAATGTATATATAATCGTCCTACGTTGTTCAACCGCACCTTCAAAATCATCTTGGAATGTAACACCAGATAAGGTGACGGGTACGTCTTCTGTCAGTGTAGGTATATCAGAAAATGGTTTGATTGTCAAGGTATATTGTGGTGCAAAGAAAGGTAGAATCTGTTCAACAAGTTGCAATGCATCATCTTGTGACTTTGCATAGATGTTCAACTGAAACGAGATTGTGTACGGAGTAGACGTATATAGTTTACGTCTTGCAGTCACACTATCAGTCACTCCCGAAGATATGTTATTTGTCTTGGGTAATTGACGTGTTGCATCATATTGCATGTTCGTAATCTCGAAAGACATACGAGGTAATTTGATTGCAACTCTACGTTCTCCATCTTCACCCGCTTTCATCTCATCAAGACGTGCAATAAAGTTTCTCTTGGGTGCGTAAGACAACGGTACTTTTACTTGGGAGATAGTTTTCCCAGTACTGTCGTGTCTTAATACGTATAAGTTATTGAACATAGAACCGAATACGGATACCGCAGTTCTCACTCTTTTATGATAAAACCATTGACCAAACATTATGACATATCTCCGAATGGATTACTCTCTGAGAAGTCAAGGAAGTCTGATTCGAAGTCATCAAAGATTTGATTTTGTGCATCGGCTTGAATATTTTGTAGTTCCTGAACAAATGTCGGTGATGCTTTGGCGAGAGAAGTACCACCAGTTACTTGTGTTCCTGTTCCAAAGTTATGGAACTTACCATCACTCGCACCAACATGTGCAAGTCGTAGAATACCATCTGAATCACTCCATCTAGTAACCTCACCTGTCATGTTATATGTATCGAATGACTGAGTAACTGTTTCTCCGATATCGAATCCTGCCGCAGAATCCATCGTTAATGAAACTTGATATGCCGCTTCTCCTTCTATACCATCAATTGTTTCAAACCCAGTATCAAAGTCTTCATCATTGTATTCAAACAATTCACACTGAAGACGGAATGTAGGAAGGTTCTGTAGCTGATAGAATGGAGTTTCTGTTTCTACTCTACGTATCTCAAATATAGACTGAGATAGTGTTAGGTAGATTAAATCACCTTCACGTGGACGGAAGTTTAATGATTCTAAACGAGAACCAACTAGGGTCTTCCATCTTTTTCTTGAAACAACAAAGTTTGCTTGGTCTCTTAGTTCGATACCAAATTTAGTAAATAGGTCACCTTCACCTTCAAACGCTTCGGTGTTTTCGATATACATTTCAATCTTGTATGCATTACCAAAACGTGACGGTACGTCATCAAGAAAGACTTTATCTTTGTTAACGATTTCTCGTGGAAGGTAATATACGTCCTGTCCATAGAATTTGAGGGCTTCAATTACGATGTCCTCATACACTGATTGTTCAGACTTAACACCTTGTTTAAAATAAGGGTTGGTTGCCATTTAATTATCCCATGAAGAAATCTGGTGGTGTGTCATATTCATTATATATTCTCTGACGTATTGTTTCGACTTCTTGTTTTGCGTCTTCGTAAATTTGTCTACCATTAAGTTGAACACCGCCTGGCAGTACCATTCCTTCAAACTTGATAAGGTTTGCACCCCATTGTTCTTTGATTAATGCAGTTGCATATTCTTTTAAGAACATGTTATCATATGCTTTACCGTTACCATTGATATCGGTTGCCATGTACATTTCAATTAATATCTTCCTTCCTGCTTTGAGGTCTCTTCCCGCACCAATATCACCAAAGATATGTAGTTTGTTGTTTGCCTTCTGGAATTGAATCTGTGGAGTACCTGTCATTTTTAAATCAACAAGTGATAGGTACTGTTGCATTTGTTCATAGTACGCCATATCTGAGATACCACTTTGTAAATCCCACATATCATTAAGACGCATTTGATATTTGACATCAAAGAAACTTGCACTACCACTTTCACTGTTGATAGGTAATACACGGACAACACTTAGTATATCGTTTGCATTACTAACCCCAGTTGTATCTAAATCGAAATCTAGATATCCTCTTGTTGTCATGTCCGCAGTGATTGTTACTGGAAGATATACTCTATGAGAACCTTCTCCAACGTATTCCGTGAATAGTTGTAACGCATCATCTACACGGTCATCAATCTGTTCATCATCAATGTTTATTTCGATAACAGGATGTCCCAGTCTACGCAGACAGTAATCTATGAAATTGCTTCTACTTGTTATTCTACTATATGCCATACTAGTTATTTATCCTTAATTTAACAACGTGCCTGCATTGTTATATACATTGATTCTATAATGAGTGCCCTCTTGACCATCAAGTGTATCAGCATCCAATCCATTTCCCGACCCCTCATCACCAGTTGTCAATATTCTACCCGCATTACCAATGGTCAATGAGTTTGTTCCCGAAACTAATCGTGTATCAAAATCAGCTGAGCCGCTATCGGTTATATGGAAGTCAATATATTTACCGACTTCCATGACACCATCATTTCCAACTTTAGGTGGACTTCCACTCCACCAATCACCTGAAGCAGGAACATCGATTCTATCATTAGGTATAGTTCCTGAACTTAGGTTAGATGCATTTGTGTAATAAGAACCTTGTTGACCGTCTAATGTGTCTGCGTTAAGTCCACTTGAGTTTGTATCAACTGTCTTCAATGCAGTCAGTAGTTCTGCGGCACTTGAATATGTCTCACTAAATGAGAATGCACCTGTTCCTGAGTTGTATGAAAGGTCACCACCCGCACTAAACATACCAAGAACATTTGCAGAGTCAACCTGAATATCATTTGCATTTGCGGTAATACCCTTACCACCGACTACATTTATTGTTCTGTTTGCGGCAATAGTACCACCACCAGCTAAACCTGTTCCCGCAATCACGGAGACTGAACTATGGTCTATGTGTTCGTTTGCAACAAACCCAGATAGATTATCATGAACGATATCTCCATCGGTTGTTGATATTGCACCATTACTATAGGTGATACCTGTTCCACCAGAGAACAATCCTTTAATCTGTGCCGCAGTTCTATCTGAATCAGTATAAGAGAATACACCATTCGAATATGATAGGTCTCCACCCGCACTAAACATTGCTTTTACATTAGCAGAGTCAATATTGAATTCACCAGATGATACACTTAGACCTTTGTTCGCAGTCAGATGTGCTCTTACTTGTGTAGCACTTGGCCCTGTATATGTAATAACACCTGTTGAACTATTGTAGGATGCACTTCCATCTCCACCCGCATCGGTTACCGATATGGCACCTCTTGCACGTGCAGTGGTATGATAAAGATTAGTGTTTTCAGTTAAGTTTGCAGTTGTAAAATTAGATATATCTGAAACTGTTCCTGTTACGTCACCAGTTAAGTCACCATAAAATCTTCCTGCTTGAACGTTTGCATTTGTAAGTGTTAAGTCACCCGTTGATGCACCTGTAGCAGTTGTAGTCGCAAATCTTACTCTGTCTATACTCTCATCCCAACCCATGAACACATTGTCACCAGTTGTTCCTCTTTCGAGAACAAGACCAAGGTCATTAGCGTTTGAACCTGTATTACCAGAACCAAGTTCAATCAATGCATCTTCGATTGTTGTGTTGGTTGCACTGTTGGTTACAGTAGCACCATTGACTGTCAGATTACCAGATAGAACTAAGTCTTCGGCAGTTATATCTTTAACAATCAAGTTTGCACTTGAATAACCTGTAGCACCAGTATTTACTGTTGAAGTCGGAAGTGTTTGTGTATCTGTAAATAATCTGAATGTATTATCTGTTGATGCATCATAGAATACACCACCATATTTGGTTGTTCCACCTTCTACGTACTTACCATAGAAACCAAAGTCTTGACTGTTTCCTGTATTAGCGTTAGTTAGACCTGTAAAGTTATTGTCGGATACAACACTACCAGTCTGAACTGTGTCACCTGTAATCGTTAAGTTACCACTGACTGTTACGTCTTGGAAGGTTACGTCATCGGATGTCGCTACTGCCTGTCCGATTGCGATTGCACCTGTACCTGAAGTATAGGTTACTCCTGTTCCACCTGAGAACATTCCACGAACATTGGCAGAGTCAATATTAAACTCACCACTTGAAACTGAAAGACCTTTATTTGCAGTAAAGAATCCTCTGATTTCATTTGTGTCGGCAGTGATTGCACCACTAGAGACAGAGTAGTTTACACCACTTGAACCACTTAACATTGCTTTTACATTAGCAGAGTCAATGTCGAATACACCGTTGGATACAGAAAGTCCTTTATTTGCAGTTAAGTGTGCTCGTACTTCTGAAGCACTTGGGCCAGTGTAAGTAATAACACCTGTAGTACTGTTATATGCCAGTGAACCATCTCCACCTGCATCTGTTACTGATATAGCAGAACGAGCATCAGCATCAGCATACATTGTAGGAGTAGTGTAAGACATTACACCTGTTGAATTATTATAACTTAGGTTACCACCAGCCGAAATTGAAGCTCTAGCTCTTGCGTCTGTATAGTAGAGGTTAGTATTTTCTGATAAGTTTGCCGTAGTGAATGGGTCGAGTGATATGACATCCGTAAAGTTCCCACCAGTTGTTTGTATTGTAATAGTTGCGTTTGAACTATCAAAATCTACACCAGTAACACCCGCAATAGTTACATTACGTGCAGAGTCAATCTGACCTTGTGCATTTACTGAGAACTGAGGAACTGAAGTTGCAGAACCGTATGTTGCAGCAGCAACACCAGTGTTCGAAATACTAAATACTTCTTTTGCCAAACGTTGGATGGTGATACCTGTACCACCCGCAATCTGTTGTCGTAAATCAGAATCAAAGTTTGCTTTAGTGTATACCTGTTCAACATCAATCGAGAAACGACCAGTTGCACTGTCATAGGTCATGTCCCCGCCAGCACTAAAGTGTGCTCGAACGTCACTTGAACTCGGCCCTGTATATGTAAAGACACCAGTCGCACTATCGTATGCGAGAGAACCGTCTCCACCCGCATCGTTAACAAGTAGAGATGCCTTTGCATCACTATCAGCACGTGCGGTAGTGTAGTATAGATTCGTTGAACCTTCTGCAATATTGTCTAAGTCTTTTTGAGCGAGACGTGCATCCCATCTTGCAGTTGTGTAATAAAGATTAGAACTA